GGCCAGTCTTACGATGTCAATTTTGCTTTGCTTTATAATGGTCGCTATTTAACTTCATCTACTAACGGAGGAGTGACTACTGCTGTCGTCTCTCATGGTGGCGGTGATCTTACGATTACTGGCAGCTTTGATATAGTCCGCGCTACAAATTGGGATGTTGTTGGCGGTGGTTTTTCTTCTGGTACTGGTTCTATTGTTGTTGATGCGCCCGGCTCTTGGACTTTTAATATATCTGATATTGTCGCTGTTCCTCTCACAAATTCCAGTGTTGAACAATACGGCATTTTCGGCCCTCTTGTTGGCTTCCTCCGCAATCAAACTTCTGAAATAAAATCCTTTATCTCTGGTCTTTTTGATCGATATTTCGGCGGTAGCGATTCTAATGTTGATTCTATGGGCGATTCCATTTCCGATGAAAATCAATCTATTAATTCTGCTTCCGGCGATTTTTCCTCTGCCGCTGATTCCGTTACTTCTGACGTTTTGCCCAATGTTGCTTTGCCCGATGAGGTTGCTTCAAGCGGCCAAAACTTTAATAAGATAATTCTTTCTGTTTTTTCTGCTTTCGGCGTTTGGTCTATCCTTCTTTGGCTCCCTTTGTTTCTCGGAGTGGTTCAGATTCTTTTGCGTTTGAGGTCTTAACATGGGTATTATCAAAGATTTTTTATCTGCTATCAGTTCTTTAATTGATACTATTATCTCTGGCACTCAATCCGTTATATCTTTTGCCCAGTCTGCCGTTGCTATTATCCGATCTTACCTCGCTTTAGTTCCTCCCGGTGTCGGGGCTTTAATTCTTCTTGTCCTCACGCTTTCTGTTCTTTATTTAATTTTGGGTAGGTGATAATGTGCCCTCCTTCGAAAGCGCCTTAGCTATTTTGCTTTATCCTATCGGCAAATATCTTTCTTTTCTCCTTTCATTTGAAATTTTTGGAATTTCTTTGGGCGGCTGTCTTATTACCTGCATTATTGTCGATATGCTCTTACTTGCTTTTATTCATCCCGCAGGGACGCGTGTTCATGTGAATCCTACTTCTCCTCATGATACCGCCCGTCTCGGCTCTAGCAATGTTCCTAGAATAGGGAAGGGGAAAGATTAATGAAAATTCTTCGTTCTTTTTTGATTGGTCTTGTATTTGTTCTTTCTTTTTCTTTGTCTGTTTCTGCGGTCTGGAACGTCTATGATGACGAAGGAAACATAATCGTTACTTATCCTGATAAAGACAACCCGTTGGGGGATGATTTTAATGAATATCATGAACCGGATAGCACTTTTTTGGATAGCTCGGAAGAATCTTTTTATGAATCGATTGAAACTTATGATTTCTCGGTTGAAGATTCCTCTTCTTCTCCGTCCTTATATTCTTCTTTCGATAATCGCTATTATGGTAGTTCTTTTCTTGACAGTGGCTTTGGTGATGCTTCAAATTCTGTTAGCCTTTATTCCGATTCCGTAACCGTTTTTTCTTCTGATTATGATGCTTCGCCATATTTCATTGATGCTGGTGATTTACAAGCCCCTTTTATTGACGCTACTGTTAATAGTCTCGGTCGTGTGAAAATTTATCTCCCTATTTCCGTTATGAATAACGCTCTTTCTGTTAATTCCTCTGGCATCCCTATTAACGTTTCTGGCTCTACTCTAACTGGCTATGTTGATGGTTCTAGTTCGAATCAATCTATTTTTTTTCAGAATTTCGGCGTTCCTCGCTATCGCACAAATAACAATTATGACTATATTGAGTTAACTAACTGGGAAATCCATGACACAAATATTCCTATGCAGTCTGTTGATTCTCCATTTACATATTCTAATACTTCAGACCTTCTCCAAAATATCCTGCTTATTATTCTAATTTTTGGTTCTATTACTTTTGTTCTTCGTTTGTTGGGAGGTCATCGTAGATGATTATGGATTTAATTGTTTCCGCTTTAGGTCCTGTTTCCAGTTCTAACCAATTCGCATATTCTATTTTATCCTATGTCTTATTTTGCCTTCTTTTAGTGCTTATTTTCAAGCTTTTTTCTGCTTTATTTAGGTTGTAGGGGGGTATTCCGATGGAAATACTCATTACTATAACGGATTTCATGTTTGATCAGATACTTATTCCGGTTTCTGAGATAATCGCGCGGTCTTGGTTCTTGTCTGGTATCTTCTTACTTGTAATCCTATTTTCCGCAATTCAACTTTTCTTCCCTCACAAAGGAGAATGACTTATGCCTGAGGAGACTAACGCTATGAGTACTTTTATCACAAATATTGCAACTCCTATTTCTGCTTTTCTCGTAACTGAGATTGGTACCTTTTCTACTACCATTATGGAGACCCCTCTGCTTGCTATGACTGTGGGTATTCTCCTTGTTGGTGCTGCTGTCGGCTTTATTTCTCGTCTTATTCGTAGATAAGACACGACTGACCGGGGGAGCGCCGTACCATCGGCGGCGCTCCTTCGGGAAGGAGTAATAAACTATGGACTTAACTTATTTTTCTAATATCTTCTCCGCTTTTTTCTCTTGCTTATCTCTTATTTTTTCTTCTTCTTATATGCAGTTCATTCTTATTTTTTTAATTCTTGCTTATATTTTTACTCTTTTAGCTCGGAGATGATTTTTTGATAATTCTTATTTTTATTGGGGCAGTTCTGATTTTACACTTCTTACTGTCCCTTTTTTCTTTTCCTAAAATTAAAGATAATTATCTTGTTTTCCTTCTTGGAAAAAAACGCTCTGGCAAAACTACTTTCCTAGCTCGTTCTTCTATTTTCTATTATCTTCGTGGGCGTAAAGTCTATTCTACTACTCCCTTACCTTGTGCCCGTCTTATCGATTATTCTGATATCGGATATACTCATTTTCCTCCCGGCTCCCTCGTGATTATTGATGAAGTTGGTATGGTTTGGGATAATCGTGATTTTAAGAAGTTTGATAAAAAGGTTCGCGACTATTTTAAGTTACAAGGCCATTACAAAAATACTGTTATTATGGCGTCTCAAAGTTACGATGTTGATAAAAAGATTCGTGATTTAGCTGATATGCTCGGTATTGTGGAACAATATTTCTTTTCTACCTCCCGTATTCGCTGGATTGACCGTAAAATTACGCTGACTGAATGCGTTGGTGATCAGCCTTCAAGTGTTTCTGAATCCCTTAAATTTCGTCCGTTTCTTTTGGGCGGCTGGTCTCTTACTTATCGTCCTATTTACTATCCCTTTTTTGACAGTTATGATGCTCCTTCTCTCGCCCGGAAACGTCTCTCTTATCCTGAAACAATGAAAGTCCGCTTTTCTCGCGGCCCTTTCAAGCTTCTCCGCGCTTCGCGTGATGCTAAAAACGCTCTCAACAAGAATCCTAAAAGGGCAGGGGACAAGTTTAATTTTCTAAATCGCGTCCTTTCGCCGGAAGGAGAAAACAAAAATGACAAAAGAAATGAAAATTTCTCGTAAAATCATGTATGATCTTTATGCAATGATCGAAAAGAAAATTGTCGAGAATGTTGCTTCTGATTGCTCCGGAGAAAGCCGCGAAGAGTTCGTCAAGCTTACCAACCAGTCTAACGCGATTTTTGCCGCTTGCATGATTCTCGATGATGCTTCTTCTCCTGAGATTGCTTTGCGCGTCGCGTCTTAGATACTTGACCTCTAGCGGGTGGTATCTTGCGGGGTGTCTTGTCCCCCCCTTTTTTGTCTAGCAAATAAAACGATGATAAAGCCTATAGAGTAGCAAGCAAAATATCGGCCGTAGTTCTTGCATTCGTGCTCTTGGTGTGTAGCGTCTTGTTCTTGCAGTTGTTTTGGCATACTGATTGGAGCCGAATTTTGCCCTGCGTCCGGAATAACCCCTTTTTGTGGATGCATCGTAGCGATGAGCGAGTGTATTTAAAAACTGTCACATTGTAGGAGGTTTCGCCATGCCTTGCAAATGTCTGTTAGACTACTTGGCTTTTACGGTTAAAACTGATTCTAATGGCCTTATTCGTGCTTCCGTCACTTCTGACGATGTTTTCGGCATGTTGGGCCTAGACCGGGAAAACTTTGTTGATTGTGGCCCCGTCCGTAATTATATGTCAAAGTATATCTATAATGGTATTTCCGTCTTGGAACCTTATGCAGATACTTCTATTTCTCAAGGCTGGCATGTTGTCCTTTCCGGCTCCGGCCTTCGTTTTTACGAACAACTGAAGGGGAAGGACAATAAAGATTTCTGGCGCGATCAGCTCCGTAAATGGCGTGATTATAACGGCTTAGGCTTTTATATTCATCCATCTCGCTTAGATGTTGCTTGTGACGATGATTCCGGCATTTTGACGATTCAAGAAATTCGCAAAGCGGCTGTTTCTCGCGATTTTGTCTCGCTGTTTCGCAATGCTCCTTTATCCGTCTGTGAGTATTCCGAATTATCCGAAAGCGGGGGAGAGACTATCACTTTTGGCAACCGTCAATCTTCTGCTTACCTCCGTATTTATGACAAGCTCGCTGAACAACGCCGTAAATATAAAAATGACCCTGACGAGCTGGAACGCCTTAGCTTCTATGATCATTGGATTCGTGTCGAAATGGAATGGAAAAATAACAACGCTATCAAAATGTGGAATCTGATTTGTGATTCTTATAATTTCGGCGTTGACTATGCAAAAGCTCTTAATTCCTATATCCGTTTCATTGATCGGGATGATTCTAATATTTCTCGCTGTTCTGTAAAAAAATGGTGGTTTCAGTTTCTTGGTACTGTAAATAGAGTTCGTCTTACTACGTCTGATTTTCTCTCTTTTTCCTATCAAAAGACTGTAAACTATTTCAAGAAATATCTTACTTCGACTCTTTTTGTTGTCCTGTCTAATATGGATATTGGTGAATTTTTTGGTAATGTTCAGGCGGCTGGCTGTCGTCTTCGTCCTAAACAACGTGCAATCATTTATGGAGAGGGTAGGGATGAAACTTATACTGCTAAGCAGATTTGGGATTTTCTGAATCCTTCTCCTAATTTCGGTTATGCGGTATAATCCTATACACACTAACTGTTGGAATTGTCTCTGCGAGGTCTGCACAAAGCATAAATGTCCGCGGTCTGTATCGTATCGAAAGTATAGCTATCAAATGCGTGATGACGCTTTTTGTTTGGCTATGATGTCTCGTGAGATGTGTCCAACGTTAAAATGTGATTTCTTCGTCAATCGTCAGCGCCATAAAGTGTTGTATATCAAAAGTAAGCACCGACCGTCCAAATATCAAATGATAATGGACGAATTGGTGCTTATTCGTGCTTCACTTGACAAAATGGGTAAATAAGGATATACTTCCAGATATAGTTCCTCAATTTCGCTAAATGTAAATTTAGCGAAATTTAGAGGGGCCTATTGCACCCCTTACTCTCGCTACTCGCGAACCTCTGCATAGGCCGCACGAATCATCTCTTCAAGAGTGCGCAGATCCTGCACAGCTTTTTCATCACCGCGGTCAGCAGCCGCGCCAGCGTTTCACAAAATGCGTCATATCGTCCAGCGTCGAGATCATCCAGCATTCCCAGCAGCGTGCTTTTTCGTACATGCACGATAGGCTCACGTCCACTCACTTAATACCGTTACTCCTTTCCGCCGAGTTTCACACCCGGCTAAAAAATACCAATAACTGTGCTCGGCGTGATATCAACTTTTCAGACATGGTGTGCTATTTGCAGCTTCTTTGTTTCATGGCTTATTTGATCTGATGATTTACACAGACAGAATGATTATATTGGAAGGGAGAAATTCAAATGGCTTATCAATCCAATTCCTCGAAAGCCCGTTCCCGATATGCTCCATTCCGGGATTGTCCGGAACCAATGCGGGATTTTCTATCCTATCTACTGACGATTCGTAATTTGTCGCCGCGCACCGTTGATGGATATTATATTGACCTGCGTACTTTTTTTCGATTTCTCAGACAGTACCGCAACGGCCAGCCGGACGCCAATACCTTGGCCGATGTTGTGATTCAGGATATTCCTGTCGAGATGATCTGCTCGATCCGGCTTTCTGATGCCTATGCTTTTCTAAATTTTTCCTATGAGCAGCTTGGAAATCAGGCAAATGCCCGCGCACGTAAGGTTTCAGCGTTAAGTTCATTCTATAAATATCTGAATACTAAAACAGCTTTGCTTCCAGAGAATCCCATTAAAAATCTGGATCGTCCAGCTGCCAAACGCGCGCTTCCAAAATATTTGACATTAGAAGAAAGCAAAGAGCTTTTAACCGCTGCCGATCAATCTGAAACTCCGGAACATCTGCGCAACTATTGTATGTTGACTCTATTTTTGAACTGCGGTATGCGTCTTTCCGAATTGGTCGGCTTGAACAGAACGGATGTTCTCTTCGACGAGCGAACATTGCGCCTGCTTGGCAAGGGCAATAAAGAGCGAATCGTTTATCTCAACGATGCCTGCATTCGCTCTATTAAACAGTACCAGGCGGACTATGATCGGCGAAAAAAAGAAATTCATCGTCGTGATGACGCGCTCTTTATCAGCGCAAAAACTGGAAAGCGGCTAAGTCCGCGGCGTGTTGAGCAGATTATTGGCGAATGCCTGAGATCGGCCGGACTCAATGGCAAGGGCTATACGCCGCATAAGCTACGCCATACGGCGGCTACCCTGCTGTATCAGTACGGTGAAGTTGACGTACGAATCCTGAAAGAAATCCTTGGCCATGCCAATCTAGGAACGACAGAAATTTATACCCATGTTTCCAACCGTCAATTGGAAAACGCGGCAGATCGTTCTCCCCTTGCCGCTGCACATGCGGCTTCCTCCCCGTCAAGTGATGATGAGTCCGGCGATTGACGCAGCACAAAGATATGCTTCCAATGCTGCACCCAGACAGAGAAAAATCCCATAAAGAATCATTTTTGCGCCGTATTCCCCTGCTGTGCTCCCCTCCCCGCTTCCCCGGACCTGAGGCTGCATCATCTGCCAAATGCTCCTGCTCATACGGTAGGATTCCTGACAGCAAAATAACAGGGCGATTCCGGAAACCAAAAGGTTGGGCAGGATCGAAATCGCCAGATATCGCAGAGCGGACGCACCATACTGCCCGAGCAGGGCTGAGGCTAAGAGTCCATACCCCATTCCCTTGAGCAAAATCACCAGCAGAATCAGCGGAGCCGAAACGGCACAAAAACCGCAGAGCAGCAGAATAACCCAAAAAACTGCATTGGGAAGCAAAGCACTGACAAAGGTGGCCGCCATTGGCTGGAGTTGTCTTTGCAACAAAAAACGTGTCATGATCTCGGAAAGTCCACTGTAACTGCTTAAATCGAGAAAACCCGAGGCCGTTGACCCGAAAAAAATTCCCAGCAAAAAAACAGCGGCAAAAACGGTCAATGTCATGTGCATTCGAATGGCAAGAAGAATCCCTCCATGAGGATTCCGCTTTTTCCCTTTTCCAATCATATTGCGGTCCAGCATATTCAAACATCCCCCGGCATTCCTTTTCAT